AATAATTGGTTCTATATCTTTAATCCAATCTCCCACAATAGGAAGATTCTGCAACATAATCAAAGGCACACTAACTAAAGGTCCACCAAGACGAGGTGCTGCAGATTCTGGGTCAAGAGATGGTGTAAGCATCTTTACATATCCACCAAAGTTTACTGGCAATGGATTGTATGTTGGAAATCCAAGGCGTTCAAACACTGAATTATTCATAATAACACTAAGAACGTCATCACCTGGGTAGGTAAAGTAGAGTTGTCCTCGTGAATCTTTGTGAACGAATCCAGAATGCTGGAATGTTTGGTTCAAAATAGCAAGACGCTGGATAGCCATAGGCTCGTACTTAGCAATACGACCAGCACGACGCCAGAAGTCCTCTGTAGCGCGATAGTAACGACCAAAGTTACGTATATTAAACGCAAGATTTGTGCGAACATCTGAGTTATCTACGAAAGATAGTGTACGAACACGTGCAAGGCTAAGGGCTTCTTCGTGTACTTGATTCTTTACAAGAAGTTCTGCAGCCTCACGGCTTACTCCATCGCCAATAAACGATTCAATAAGATTTGATTGACGCTTGAGCAATTGCTCACGGTACATTACATAGTTTCCATAAAGAATAGGCTCACGGTCTAGCAGCGCAATCTGACGACCAATCCAGGCATAGCCATTTTTGATTACTCGGTCAATAAACTGTGGTGCTTCACCTGCTTGGTAAGGAACAAGTTCGCGTCCAAGAATCATTTTGGGCTTATCAAAGCCTTCTTCGTATTTAGCCAACTGAGAAAAGTCAAAACTAGAAATACCGCCACTGACTTTAATTTCTTCAATCAACTTAACGTTTAGACGCCCAGAGTAGTCGCGTAGCGCATTGGTTGAATCTACGTAAATGCGCTTAGCAAACCCTTCGGCTCCTAGTGCATTGTATAAAGCAAATCGTTTAGCAAGTTTATTTCCCTTGCCTTCGATAAACTTTACTAAAGTCTCAATAACTTCTTCTTCTTTACGAGCAACGTTTGTAAACACAATCTGACCAAAGATGTTCTTTTTGCCAATTGTATTCTGTAGGTCAAGATACCAGTTGAGAAGATACTCTGGACGGTCATAGCGAATCTGTGAAAACACTGACTGCAACTTTTGGTCCTTGAGCATTGCAGCAATCTGTGGGTTCTCTGTAAGAGATGGTCCATACTGGCGTAGACTGCTGGCTGTTTGCTCAGCAACATCTAACTTAAACTCGGCACGTGTGGCTGCGCCGTTAATCTCATCAGTAATAACCTGTCCATTGTTGCGAACAAAGTCTTCTGCGTAACTAGCAATACGTGTACCTTTAGCGGTGCTTAAGAATTCTGGCTTAAATCTATCATTAAGAATAGCCTTGCCTACGGCGATAGCCATTGCCTCTGGGTCATCTGCAAACTTTACAAGTTCATCGCGTGTATACATAGTCTTCATAATTTTGTATACTTGACGAGAGATGAGTCCCAGTGGACTAAACTCTACTTCTCTTTGCCCTATGATGGTTTTCTTACCACCAGGGAGTGTTGCTTTACGAATCTCTTGAGAGATTAAGCGACCAGAGATATAGTCAGAGACTCCATTAAGTCCGTTGATAAGTCCAAAAGTTCCTACTTCTTCAATAGAGGTACGAAGTCCAAGACGTGGGTAAAGGTTAAGGAATGACCATATATCCACAGTCTTCTGAGAAACAACTGATTCACCGACTCGACCTGTAATAGAAGAGAAAATGTTTCCTTTGAGTTCAAAACGGCGAAGGTCAACAAGGTTTGGCATATAGCGCTTGTTTGACAACTGGTAGGCACGTACAGCGTACTGTGCCCCATCAAGTTCCGCTGCGTTAAAAACTTCTAGTTCTACTGGGCGGATATCTTCAAGTACGGCTTTGATTTCTTTCTTAGCCATCTTGGTCTTGTGTAGCATACCGCCCATAATTGCAAGCGACTTGTCAAGTTCTTTAATAACAGAATCAATTGTTGCTGCTTCTTCAGGTGACACTCCTGCAGTTTTGCGACCAATAAGACTCTTTTTAACATCCTTAATTTCTTTGATGTCTGCAATCATCTCACGCATTTCTGCACCAGTAGAGGCCGCAAGACGTGAGGCAATTCCTTCAGCGCCTGCTGTTTCTGTAACCTGGTCTACAATCTTACGGATACCTTCAGGTGCTGTAATGTCACCTGCTGTAGTGGTACGCAAGATGCGAGTAAACTCATCAAGGTTAAGTGCTGACTGGTTAACTGAGTAGAGTTCTTTGCTCATTACGTCAATGTTGTCCAGGAACTTACGACCACCTTCGGTAAGGTCGAATCCCATACCTACACCCATAGTCTTAAGCAAGCCCTTATACATAAGAAGGCGTTCACCCTCTGTAGCGCCAATCCAGGCAATACGAAATACTGAAGCATTGTGCTTGTCAATTACTGTACGAGCAAGACGATAAACCTGGTCAGCGCTTGAAGCGTCGTCAAGAGAAATCATTCTGTCAAGTCTTGGAGCAACAGAAAGTTGACGAGAGATAGCCCTATCTAGGACTGCATCTACGCTTCTATCTTTAGCAACAAAGCCCTTAAATTTTTCTGATACACCAGCGCGACCCGCAAGTACGCGAGTGTCTTCTACGAAGCCAAGTTTTTCTGCCCAGACATTTGGACCCTCTTCGATGGTCTTTGCAATATCTGCAATACTTTCTGGAAGTTCACCAACGCGATAACGTTCAATTCCAATACCCTTGCCAACTGCGTCTTTTGTCCAGTCCTTAATGGAACGAGTCAAAGAATAACGTGGGATTAAAGGTGTACGACGAATGCCAGCATTGCCACGCATCATATCGTTAACGATGTCACCACTAACAAAGAACTTAAGGGCAGTATCTGCATCCTTAATGTTTGGTGCCATATAAAGTGCAACATCTGTACTAATTTCTGGAAAGCGTTCAGTGATTCGAGTAAGAACATCTGCTTTTTGGGCTATTGTTCCAGACTGATACTTCTGAAATAGGTTACCAAGGTTGTCCCAGTACTTGCGAACATTGCGATTCTTCCAAGCCTTTTCAAGGTTACGTGGGTCTTCGCCCATTTTAATGAGTCCAAAGCGTGCTGCGTCGGTTGAACGCTTTACTTTGCCACCAACAATGATTGGGTCAAAGACAAATGTTACTGTAGCGTCAACTGTTCCAGAGATTGTAGTGAAAAACTTTTGCGATATTCCATCGCCAGCGATGGCTTTTTCTGCTTCAAATGGAAAGATTCCAAAAAGCATACGTGTAAGGTCACGACCTGGAGAAATCTTTGCGTTAGAGTACTGGGTAACAATCTTACCAAGTTCTTCTGCTAGCGCTTTATCCTCTGGCTTGCCAGATGAGTAACGATTAACAATTTCTAGTTTTGCTGGGTCAGCAAGAATCTCTTCCCAGTAGTCAAAGAAGTTACCCTTCTTCGCAAGAATTTTTCCAAGAAACGCCATTTGTGGAGTAGTTGACTTATCAACTTTCTCTACTTCAAATCTATCAAATACATTTTCCTGGTCAGCAGCCTGTTCCCAGTACTTCTTCCAAGTTTTAGAGTTATCTGTTGGGAGAGCATCTCTTCCTCCAGGAACAAGTTCCTTAAGTCCTTCAATGATGAACTTAGCGTAAGTTCCAAATCCGCCTTCGCCTTCAATCTCGGCTAGTTTCTGTGCGGTATATGGCTGCTTAACTGTTTTAATCTGAGGACGCAGTGCTGTCTCTAGTAGAGAACCTGCGGCAGTTGTTATACCGCTTTTCTGTGCACCAGCGTAAGTTGACTTAAGTGCACCAATAATAGGTCCTGTAGATACGGCAGAGCCTACATCGCCTAAAGAAACTTTCTTATCTCGTCCAGTTTCCATACCAATGATTTGTTTTCCAAAATCAATTACGGTAGATGTTGAATACCAAAGAGAAGATGTTGCTCCGCCTATAAAGTTTCTAAAGAAACCTTTATCTTGTTCTTGGTACTTAGGGTCAAAAACATAATTTAAAGCATCGCGGTACTCTGCTGGCAACGCATTGAAAGAACGGTAAGCCTCGTTCTGTGGCAAAGTTGTTAGGTAATCGTGAGTCTTTCTCAACTCAGCAAAAGCAGCAACGTTCGCTTTTTCCTGTGGTGTTAGGTTTGCCTGCGCTGAAGCAGTGGCTAAACCAGGAGATAACTCTGCAATTTTATTTAATGGTTTTTTAATCATTAAAGACCTCGTGATGCAACAAAGTCGTATAGTTCCTGAACTTCTCCAGTAGGGTCCATATCAATCATTGATGCAAGAATCTCTGAAAGAGAACGCTCACGAGGTAGGTTAAGAGCCTCAGAACCTGCTCCAGGGCCAAAGTCAACGCCACTTGTGATTGGTTCATCAGGGCGCTCTGTAGGGGCTGTAAGAGGTGTAATTGCTGGCATACCAGGAATGTCCATAGGCATTTCTTTAGCAGCGCCACGACGTGACGGACCTGCCATAGGTGCAGACTGCTGCTGTTGCATAGTTGCCTGACCCTCTCCGTAAGCCATACCTGAGATGTAACGTGGTGCTTGTGTCCCTGATTGTCCGTTGCCACCAGTTGCTGAGATGTTAGCAGGATTATTCTGCGGTGCTGTTGGACGCATACCGCCTCTATTTTCTGCCATTTATTTCTCCCTACTTAGTGTGCTTAAATTGTACTTTCGAGTAATACGGAGCAGCAGTAAATGCTGTCACCTTAGATGTTATTTCCATTGCTTCGTAAGCATCTGCGCCAGCGTGGATTGCTCCTATTGCATACGCTGCACCAGAACCTACTGCATAAACTCCATCGGCGCTACGACTTACGGATAAGTCATCATCAATGTCAAAAATTTCTCCGCATACCGCAAGCAAGAACTGAAAGCGTTGCTCTGTCTTTGGTTCATCAAAGTTAAAACCATTTGATGATAAACACTTGCGAAGTGAAGGCATTACCTTTGAAATCATAAAATGATAAAGGTCTGCTTTGTCTTGCTTTGTTGGAACTGGAGGTTCCCATATATGTTGTACTACATCGCAAGGTAGGACTTCTCCTGACCCAGCGATTAAAAAGTGTCCCCGTTCAGCAATCTTTTTTACATCAGGATGTGAAAATATCTTTCCACTGTCATCTGTAGTTTGACTGTCTGCAACAATAATGCAATCGTTTTCGTACTGTAACCCTATAATCGTTGTCATTGTCCCCGACTTTCATTATCCTCTGGTTACTGCTCTTGCGTTTGCAGCACCTGATGCCGAAAGACTTGAAAGGATTGTTTGAATATCTGGTGCTGCCTGTGGTGCTTCCATTGGTGCTCCACCTTGTTCGGTGGGAGCGCCTCCTGCTGGAACGCCTTCGGGAGCAGGGGACGGTTGCTCAACCATTTGTGGTGCCCCAGCAGGAGGAACTTGTTGCTGCGGAGCGAATGTGGCTTCAATGGCATCTTCTAATGCGACACCTTTTTGACGAGCCTTGATAACCGCAGCAATTTTACGGACCACCTCTGAAGCATCTTGTCCCTGAGTTGCCATTTGTGGAATAGCCTGTGAGAAGGCTGTAAGTGAACCAAGAAGCGAAGCACGCATCTGTTCAATTTCAATCTTCTCCAGTTCTTGTGTGACGTTTACTGTGAATGGAAGTTCACGCATAGCCATATCCTTGGAGATAAGCCCGCCACCTAAAGCCTGTAGCATAAAGATAAGACCCTGTGCAGGGTTAAGACCAGCGAGCATTCCGTATCGAACATCGGCTGAGTAGTCGCCCTTGATGTCCTTGGCTGGTCGGTATGTGATTTCATAAGGTGAGCCAGAGTCAACACCACGAATGGTTTTCTCTTCTGGATAGATTACTTCATCTGTTTCAAAGCAGAGGCTAATAACATCGCGCAGCGCGGCAGCGAAGATTGCTTGAGCAGACTTAACCTGGGTATCGAATGCACCCATAAGTGCCTGTACGCCTTGGCCAGTGACGATAGAAGCATCAATGTTTCCAGTACGTGATTCTGGGTAACGTGTACCAACACGCAATTCTTGATTGAGGATTTCTTGCTCAGTGAATGCGCCAGCAGGAATGTTTAGTTCTACACGGCGTACACCTGCTGGGTTTGCTGTACGGATAACAGCATCTCCACCAAGTTGTAGTTCCTGAACATCGTTCGGAAGTACGATAGGTGACTGAACAGATTTCTCTGCTGCTTCCATAGCAAGGAGTGCAAAGCGGTTACGTAGTAACTGGATACCAAGGACGTCATCAAATTGTCCACGAAGTTCACCGTCAATAGATGGCTTACGTGCGACAACAATCATAATCTTACCAAGTGGGTTGTTAGCCTTTGAGAGAACTAAGTTGCCCTTTGTTGGAAGGAAGATGATTGACTGGTCTTTGTCGTAATAGCGAATCATTTCAACCTGAGCATTAAGGTCTTGCTCGTAGCCGTAGCCACCGAGAAGTTCTCTTTCGAACTCAGGGAATTGTGAAACAAGTTCGCCAAGTGTCATTACATAGCGCTTAGCAAATGCAACGCAACGTCCATAGCGGTCAAACTCTGGGTAAGCCCCAATCGGATTTTCTATGCGAATACGTGGCATTTTTGATTCTTCGTCTAATTCAATAATGAATGGGACGAAACCGTAGGTGAGGTACCAGTCAGCACCTGAGTACATTTGTACTGAGAGGTCTGAGTGATTGAAGTAGTTAGAGGCAATACGAGTACGCTTATCTGCGAACTGACGTGCCTTATCTGATACCTGATTTGCAGCAGAACAATTTACCGCTGGTAGTGGTGCCATAACCTCAGAGAGGTCACGTGCCACAATGTCAATAAAGTTTGCTACTACGTTTGCATCTACGCCATCGGGGAAGAAGTCTGGGTAGACCTCAGAGATTTTGCCTTTACGGACAGCAAGCACGTCAAGGTTGCGAGCATCACGCTCGTTGTTGCGGTAGCGCATAGACAGGACTCGCGCTGCAACCTGTTCCATTGATAGTGCCATTGTTATCCTAACGATTAAAGGGAAAAATTATTTTTACTTACGAGGTGGCTTCTTAGATGCAATTTTCTTGATTGTCTTTGCTGTAAAAATAGCAGGTTGAGCCGTAGCCTTTGTGTATGCGCCGAGAGCCTTTCCAAGCATTTTTGCTACTTTAAGATTTTCTTGATTGCCTTCTTTTAAGAATTTTTTAACATCTGCGCCGCTAGGCATATATCTATCTTTTAATGATACTTCTGGCAACTTTACAGGTGAGGCAGCCTTTGGGGTTGTAGTTCTCTTGCTGCCATACATACGAGTAGCGCCCATCTTGTATGCAGGTGTTGCCGTTCCGCTTTTGACCTTGGCGATGGCTTTTGCCATACCATCTTTTTTAATTTGGTCAATGGTTTTTTGCGATACTTTTGAAGCCTGTGACTTACCACGTGCGGCAGCCTTAGCCTTAGCAGCAGGTGTCATTGGCTTTGGTGAATATGATGCTCTTGCCATTTTATTTTCCTTATCCGTATTGGTCTGCCCATTGTGAGGCAAACGCTTCATCTAAATTCAGTGAGCCACGACCAGCCATTTGCGCTCGTGTAGCCCATCGGTTTGTTTGGTACTGACCGACTCTGCTGCTTTGTTGCATTAACTCTCTGACGCGGATTATCGCAAACCATAGAGCCATCACAGTATCTGTGGGGTTTCTGGTATCAGGCTTCCAGGTAATCAACTGCTGTACCAAGGTCTTCAAGCCTTCTGAGCCTTCGTTGCTTGGTAGTTCAATCAAGTTGTTATCTTGGAATCGTCCATCTCTGGTATTACCAAATAGGCTTGCCATAGATGCCACACCAAAGGATGTGTCCCACTTGTTCTTACCAGTAAAGTGTGAGTTCAACTGGCACCCATACTGGGCTAGAAAGTTTCTTAAGTTCTCGTCCAGGGCGTAAGCCTTCTGGTGAGCATTGATTTCAATACGCAGTTCTTGAGGACGGTACTTGTCCACCCACTCTTCAATTAAATCTTGAATCTTGGCTGGGGTAGGTTCTGTCATATTGACTGCATCTAAAACATAAATCTTGCCATCGGTTCGGTTGTATGTAACTACCACTGCACCTGTAGCACCTGCCATAGCAGGGTCAAGTCCGATTACCGTGTACGTAGACTCAGCGTGCTTAGGGTGTCCAGGAACCCCTGGCTTGAGGGGGCCGCGCTTTCGCATTCCGTTGACGCTTCCTGCAACGCAGGTTGGTGAGAAGATGGAATCTTCTTGGACGTCCTCTTGCTGGTAGACCATAGCCCATACTGACGGTGCGACCTCAGAGCGTCTCGTAAAGAGAGAAGGTCCGTCCCACTTGGGAAAAAGTCCATTTTCATCCGCCCCATCAATTTCGTTCTCTTGCATATTAGACTTAGGCCAGAGTGTTTTCCAGTTCTCAGGCTTCTCGTCAAACTCTAGTACTGCTGGTTGTGAGAAGTAAGTGAAGGGGGACTTGCCACCTGACCACTGCCCTGGGTCACGAATCATCTTGTAGAGGTCTACGGCAGAGATTCGGGTACCTACGATAACCAACTTGCCGTGACGACCCAGACGGGTGATAACTTCCTTCTGAATCCACTCAAGTTGCTTTTCCCACTCGTGAGCGTTGGAACCCATCACAACGTCATCAAGGATAATCAAGTCGGCACGAGCACCGTAAATCTGTGAACCAAAGCCTAGGGCTTGAACCGTAGGGTCTTTCTCACCAGAGTCACGTCCTGTGCCTAGGTAAATCATATCGGCTGACCATTGGGTTGCATCTGCCTTGTAGCCACCATTAGGGCCGAAGGCCACCTGTAACTTGGTATAGGCTGGGTGTGAAAGTCTGGTCTTGATTGCCCCTAGGAACTTACGTGCCATACCCTGAGTCTTAGAGACGATGATGACTCTAGCGTTCGGGTTGGTAACAATCTTGTGGACGACGTAGTTGGTCGTGATGACGGTTGACTTGGCGTGCTCAGGGGGTACGTTGATAAGTACACGGTTGAGGGCGCCAGGCTCGTAGGTCATCGCTGGATGAATCCATCTAGGCTGCCTGCCTTCGATGATGTCATACCAGTCAAGGTGGTGCTCGAAGAGGGGTGAGTCTAGGAACTGCTCACAGAAGTCGGGGAAGGGTATTTCCTTAATGTCCTTAAGGTCTGCTTTAACCCCTTTGCCCACAAGTCGGGCTTTCTCGGAGCGTTCCTTGAACTCTGGGGATTGCATCACCCATTGTCTAAAAGTCGTGTCGTTACGGTTGACGGTAGCCATAGCACCAGTGATGGTGTTTCCCTGCTCAAGTTGGAGAAGTACCCGTTCCTGGGCTTCTACCTTGGAGAGGTCTTGCTTACCTGCTTTGCGTCCCATAACATCCCATCCAGTCGCCCTCTGGAGAGGGTAAATATAACACCAATAACGCCTCTAAATTAACGGCATAAATCTGGCGCACTTCCTACGAAGTAGGTTATATATTTATATATTATATATAACGAACGAGCGTAGTCCCAAACGAAGCGAGTTCGTTTAGAACTACTGAAGAAGTAAATTCTTCTATATAAGATAACCCGTTCAATACCCCAAAACCGAACATCGGTTTGGGATATATTTTATAAATAGTTGCCCTCTGGGGCAAAAGTGCTGTTCAGAGTATATATGACCCCTAATATAACAGAAAATTTTGATGGGACAGTACAGTATTGTACTGGCCAGTAGTTAAACATACTAGGGTCAAAATGTCTAACCCTCTACCTTACCTATAGACTTAGACACTACCCTACCCGCGTGTCCAACACTTACCCTTACCCGTAGGTATAGGTGTTAAGTATGTTACCCATAGGTAACTTATAAATGAATTACGCAACACTTATGTATCTAAATTCCAATGTTGCGTGACTATCTCCCCGCCACTACATCGCCCATATGTCGGGGATACATATATATAAATATAAATGGAATTTCTCCCCTAATTCCCTTATCTTCACGCCTTGCGAAAGTGTGACCGACATCACACGTTTATCTATTGACACGCCTATCTTCCCCCCTGTAATGTTCTATCTGTAGCCGAGAGAACTACCTCAAGGCACATAGATAGGAGAAAATATGACACGCAAGGACTACATTCTAATAGCCGACGCAATCGCACAATTCACCAAGCAAGACGGCCACGCTATGGTTACCCCCGCCCTAATCGCGGGAGAACTAGCAACCGCCCTCGCGGGCACGAATGACCGCTTCAATCGTGAGACATTTCTCAAGGCTTGCGGGGTGACATTGTGAAGATATCAACCAAGGCGCGGTGCGTAGAATGCGAGAGAGTGTTCGACCTACTAGACGATAATGACGCTAGTGAGTGGGCATACGGCCACGATTGCGAAGTGTGACGAAAGTCACCGCCCTAAACCCTTGACGGGGGCGACGTCTGCGAGAGACGATTAGGGCACAAGATACGGGGCAAGGCGCAACGTATCGGCAAGGAACTAGACGGGAGAATAGATTATGTCACAGCCAACAGGAATCGCCCTAAGGGTTACGAATAAAGACGGCAAGGAATCATTCCCAGCGTATGAGGCGTGGGGGTGGGATAAGGTGAACGAGATTATCCAGGGAACGCTAGCAATTGAGCACGTCGCCAAGGTGGAGATTGTGGATGTCAATATCAGGGAGGGAATGTAATGAGTTACAGGGTGCACGGGGCTTATGAGAACCCACAGAAGGCCAAGAACTATGCAAGATTTACCTCTCGCCTAGATTATGCGACACGAGAAGAGGCGGAGGCACTAGCCGAGGCGTGGAAAGTAGAACGAGACTATAAATTTATATGGATTGAGGGGGAAGAAGAATGAGAGAGTTAATCGAGAAAGAAGCCGAATTCATATTCGAGAAAATGCGCGAGAATATCGGCGACTCATACTGGCAGGGGAGACTTGACTCTCTCGCGTGGGCGTTAAGGAATCTACCGAAGGAGGGGATGTAATGAGTATAAATGAGATTGTGGGGTGGCTTAATCATAGCCTAACCCTAGAATGGAACGATGAAATAGCGCAAGCCAGAGACCTATTAGAGAAGAAGGAGGGGATGTAATGAGCGAGAAGATTAAAGAACAGATGAAAGACGAATTCAAGACCGAGATTGAGAAGGGGTACATCACCCTAGAAGAGATACAGGAGAACAGCGGGGAGTGGGTGGACGGGTATCTGCCCGTCTACTACAATCAGATTGTAGAAGAGTGGCAGAAAATGCCTAGTGAGTATAACGATAGAGGGCACGCAGAGTTAGGGATGGGGCAGGAAGTCACCATCTATAACCTTATGAGCCTTGACCTCTACCTCTACTACACCGACATCTTCAACGAAGCGATTGCAGAACTAGAAGAAGAGATGGAGAACGCATAATGCAATTACAAGAGGTGGATACCATCCAAGACTTGAAAGTATGGGTGGAGGAGAATATGCCAGAGGCGGAAGTCTATGAGGATATGCACGGAACGATAGTTATACGCACGAATTTAGGGGTATCTATGGGTGGATACCTATATGAGACGGATAGGGTTGCAATTGTGGAGAGGATGAAGTGATGGAACTAGCGACTTGTAAAGTATGCGTTGCAGATTATGATGTGGAAAGTATGATTGAAGATATAGAAGGGGCGAAGTATTGCCTATTCGATAGCGGAGAAATCTGCCTAATATGCGGTATCTATGGTCACGATTGCGAAGGGGAAGAAGAATGAGCGAATGCGTATATTGTGAAGGCGTAGCAGATTTTCAATGGTTAGATGGCGGTTGGTATGTCTGCACAGGATGTATCAAAGAAGGCAAGACCGACACACAAGTACAGGGGGAAGAGTGAACACTACACAAGACTACGACGCGATAGCACTTAGCGAACAATCAACAGGGTTCGCAAGGAGACTACTCATCACACACGAAGATACGTCTTATCACGCCACACTATTTTGGCACGCACAAGACGGGTATGAACTTATTTTTAGGGATATACCTCACCCAGAATGGGCAGATGATTTTGACCTAGGAGAATTGGAGAGTCAGACGTGGGGGCAGTGCTAACAGATGAGATTATGTGCGGAGATTGCTTGATACCCGTCAAGGATTGCGGGTGCTTAGGATGATTTACTTATACTTAGCCTTGTTGCCTATCATACTTGTATCCTTATATGGAATCACAGTCAAGGATGAAGGGTACGGGCAGACAGATGCACTTGACTAGACTCAAGGCAGGGCACTATATTCACGGGTACTACAGCATCACACGGCACTATGACGAGGACACGATTACGTGGACAGTACGCCACAGAGATGGGGAAGTGTGGACAGTAGAGAACCTAGACAAGGCCAGAGAACTGGTAACCAAATTACGGGAGGGAAAGTAAATGAGATTGACTAGACGAGGTGAGATTGTGCTATTGGTAGCAGTAATTATAACTATGGCGACAGTACTATGGACGGGATACCAATTCATCAATCATATCTGGTGGGTAGAGGGTCAGGGATATTGTTGGGGCACACTCACCCACTGTATGAAGGGCAATCTATAATGCACGTTGTATTGTGTGAGGCATATGGTGACCGCGATTATATCTGCGGTGCAGAGAACCGAGAGTGGGAAGACCGCAACAATACTTTCTGGTTTACTTGTGTGGAGTGCGGTGCAGATAACGAAGTGGTATACAAATGGGACTAGGAGATGGAATGAAATTCAGAATTATTTATGCACTCAATGGCACAAGAGGTATTGACATCACCTTACCAGAGGGCACCGAGTTACCGAGTGACTGGTCATCAATGACCTATGACCAGAAGGACGAGTGGCTATTCTCTCGTCAGATAACCAAAGAATTATCTTTCGAAGATATAGATTACGCAGGCGCAGTAGAGATAGTGCAGATGTGAGTGTCACTATATTTTTTGCTATCTTGATACTGGTAGCGATGCGTAAGAAGACAACCAGAATTCTAGTGGATTGGTGGAATAGATGAACCGCAACTGGCATCAAGACGGGGCGTGTAATGGACACCCAGACCCAGACCTATGGCACTACGAGAACTCAATCTATGCAGACGAGCAACAGTTACAGGTGCTACGCACAGTACAGGCAATAGAAGTCTGCCATACGTGCCCAGTAAAGGCAGAGTGCCTAGCGCAGGGGTTAGAGAGTGAGAATGTACTCAGCGTGGGTGGTGTTGGCTCAGTGTGGGGTGGGCTACTCACGGGTGAGCGTGCACTACTGGCAGGGCTAACCTATAAACACAACTCAGTGCGACACGAGCAACGGCACAGACGTGATGTTCGTAGGAAGATTGGTAGAATAAGTGGATGAAGAAGAGAGCATTCATAGTGGTGGGACTTGTGCTACTGGCTAGCCTTGTGCCTATCAGCCATACCCTACACGTAGATGTAGAGGTAGATGTCAAGCCTAAGATTAGAACCAAGGCTACGATGGAAGAGAAGGCACGCAACAAAGCACTGGCTATTAAGTTCGCCAAGGCGGGGTGGGGTTGGGATGCACGTGAACGCAAATGTATTGTCCTACTCTTCACAAAGGAGAGCAGGTTCGACCATCTAGCCAAGAACCAGCAGGGTAGCAGTGCCTATGGCATAGCCCAGATGTTGAAGGAGAAGAGTAAAGACCCAGCAGTGCAGATACTTAGGGCATACCGATACATCGAGCACCGCTACGATACCCCTTGCAGGGCGTGGAAACATTCTCAGCGCAGGAACTGGTATTGATGTTCGACCTAACTGGTGAGCCTACTCTAGCCTGTATCTGTGGTTGCTTGATGTTCGAGATAACTGTGATGTGGGATGATGATAGGACTGTCGGTTGGTATGACTTAAGACAGAAGTGCAAGGATTGTGGCTCTATTAGCACAGCACCTACACCTATAGACGGAGAAGACTATGACACACGATGAATTGCTACACGGAATCAAGGAACTTGAACGCTTAGCAGAGGGTATGTGGGGTACCAGTGCCCTGCGTGCAGTAGTGCAATACCACAAGCCATATGAATCTAAAGATTACGGATTACTTTGCGGTGGTTGCGATGAAGACCCAAATTATCCGTGTGGAACTATTCGTGCTATTGAGAAGGAGTTTAACATTGCCTACATATGAATACAGATGCAACCTATGTGGTGGCACGCAGGAAATACAGAGGGCGTATGGTGACAGCACCGAGCCTATCTGTTGCCAAAGCACAATGAGTAGGGTATGGTCGGCACCAGCAGTAAAGTTTAATGGCAGTGGATTCTATTCAACAGGAGGATAAGATGAACACAATACAAAGTTGGAAAGAGATAGTCGAACTACACAACGCAGAGTTGGATAAGGATTATCCAGAGCATCTATGGGTTGACAGTGGTGAAATGGAATTAGACGGCGACACACCGACACTTGACAAATAAAAAGTAATATGCTATAATGGTTTTAACATCCACTAGACAGGAGAAAACGGATGAAGACTATGACCATAACAATCTGCAGTACTTGCTGTGAAGAGTTGGTTCTAATTGGTTCCAAGTATTATGGGGATGGAATCTGTGACCAATGTGAATACATTAAGGACAGTTGTAAGTTCTGCTGTCTGTGTGGTGGGCACTAGCCACACATAATAAGAAGCCCCCTCTTCGGAGGGGGTTTTTTATTTCTCTTCTTCCTGTGGTTCTAAGTCATCATCTCTGTATGGTCTAAAGCCACCGACCTTATGAATAAGTTTCTTGATGGCACGCTTGTGCCTCATACGCACAGCATCTTCAGTACCCATATCTAATTCTTCACCTATCTTAGCAAAGTCTAGCGACTCAGCGTGACGTAGGAATAATATCTTCCTGTCATCCTTAGGTAATTTCCAGAAGGCATAGTCAATCTCAATCATCATAGCCATTAGGTTGCCACCCTCGTTAGGTGCAGAGGGGCGCCCTGGTCTGCCGAGGTTTAACTTAGCAGTCACACCGAACTCACCGCGCAACACAGAGGGCAACAAAGCCTCAACCATATCAGCCTCATAGTAGAACAGGTCAGATGTTTCATAGCCACCAGACTTAGCCT